ATTTAGTTCCACGTCCATCAACTTCTTCTGAAGTCGAGAGTATCCATCCGTACTTCCAAAGTATCGGTCAAAGTCCGCTTCCTGTATATGGGTATGTGACATCGAGTCGCCAGTAAAGCTGATCTGGTATTTGAGCAAAGAGTTTTCTTCGTAGCTGTTGGAAACTTCAGCTACCTCATTCGGAAAGTAGCCGACATACTTAAACACCTGAAAGTCCTTTTTCATCAAATTCAGACGATACATATAAATCTCTTTTTTGAAGAAAGCCGGGGGGTTATAGGTACCATTGGAGTTCATCATCATATTTTTCCATGCATCAATGTACCGAAAGGTAGAACCGCTCTGGTCTTCCATCATGGTCATAGAAATCGATGCGATGTCATTGTGAGTTGGACTGTACCAATATGACGCGCCCGATATGTTCTTCCTAGTTTCTATTGTAAAGTAAGGAGTCGAAACTTCCGTCACCCGAGTGTTTAGCTCTTTCATGTTCACGTATAGGTTATTCGGTCTGGCATTGTTGTTCGCCCATATCATAGATGGGGATCCAGAGATACGACCACTCGACTCTCTGATATCAGGCAACACCACCCGCCAAAGATAAGCACGGGCAGGCTCCATTGCTTTTTTCAGTTGATATGATTCTTCGTAGTTAAAGCTCATTCGTCGAACCTATAGGATTCTGCGGTGTCATTCATGAATTTGTGATCGAAAACCAACGTCACATCGAACGTAAAATTGCTGCTATTGGAATAGTCTAATGGAGCTTCTGCCAGCTCTGTAGGATAACACCCGATCAATGAAAAAGTTCCGGTAGCCCGGTTATCGAAGTTATTCTTAGTGATTAGAACGAGATCTCGCTTTGCTGCCCTACCGGCATTCCTACCGGCGACGGGATCATTGATCTGGTTGATCCATTCCTGCATGTATCGATAAGAGAATAAAGTATCATCGTCCCACAAAGTAGTGGTAAACACATTCATGGATGTCTCATACCCAGTATTCACGTACTGTTGACCCATGAATCGTCCGCGAATAGGCTCATTGGTACTAGCGGGGACGAATCCCGATATCATATACAACTTGACCTCATCCCCACCACGCGGCTTGGGATCAAGGATATAGGCTTCCCACATATAGGAGCGTTGCGGTTCTTTTAACAGAATCCTACCGCGCTCGTTAGTGAACGTTTGGCCAATGTCAAAAATGAGTTCTGGAGAAATCAATATCAATCCTCTGGGTTACCACTTTATTTAGTCACAAAAAAAAGCGCCTACGGGCGCTTTTAAGTTTTCTGAAGGTATTACGCTACACTGTGGTTTTGGAATGAAAAAGTAACTTCGACGGTCATGATTTCTGAATTGTCATAGCTCAGAGACACATCCCCCAAGCTCGTCGGATAAGCACCGAGAATAGTGTGGAGTGCCGATACCGTAGTCGAATCTTTCTCTAAGTGTGAAATGTTAATGCCAGCGATATACCCAGCACGGTTCACACCACCGCCCGAAAATTCATTGTGAATCAGGTTTAACCAGTTCTTGAAGAACTTATAAACAGTCAGGTTTTGGTCTTCAATAAAGCCGATGGTCATTGTACGCGGGCTTGATGTACGGCCAGCGTGTGTCGTCTTTTCTGATTTAAAGTTCATTTCAATAATATCCAGAGACGTTTCTGGGATGGTTACTGTTTGTGCATGAATGGTCAGAGCAGACTCACCGCCAGTAGCAGGACCGAGGATATCAACCTCCCACTCAAAGTTCATCTGTGGGGTAATCCCTCTTACATCTTCGATAGTTGCCATGTTTAACTCCTAATAGTTTTAGCGCAGCAAAGCGAGTTCATTGTTATTTAGCCATCGGCGAACAAAGACCACTTAGTTGCGGCCTTTGTTCGATTGTCCAGCGATCAGAAGTCCTGACCAGTCGGAATAGCAATAGTATCCAAACGAATAAACTCTGTATACGCCGTTGGTTTGATCCATACTTCAACCAGTAGTTGGTTTGAATCAATAACTTGCGGAGTATTGATCTCTTCAACCACAACACGGAAGTCCGTTACCCCTTGGTTGTTACGAATATCTTCCATGAAGTTAAAGCACAATGATTGTACTGAACTCCTGGTAAATGCCGTATTGGCCTGGAACACAAACGGACGCAGCGCGACTTTCAAGCTGGAACGAACATAACTGAACAGTAGGCGAGTGTTGATGCGGTTAAACGCAGAAATCGCAGTCACTGCTGTTTTCTGACCCCAGATCACGATACCCGTTCCTGGAAATTGCTGGATTGGGTTAATCTGAGCCGTATAAAACAAGTCCCGTTCAGCTTCACTCCAGATCTTGGAGACACCGCGAACACCAGCACCGGAAATAACACCGCGCTGTAAACCAGCAGGAGCATCCCACGGATTGTAGTTGGTCTGTGTCAATGCAAAAACTGCTGCAACATGACCACTTGGAGGTATAGATACATTGCGACCGGTGTAAGCGTCAAAGATATCGATCCATCCAGCGTAATAAGCCGCGTAGGAAGAGTTCTGATTGGAAGTCGTCTTCCGGTACGATTCAATATCGGCTGCAACGGTAAGGTCAGTCGTGTCCAGTACCGCAAAGCAATCTTTACGAGACTCGGCAAGAGATACCATCGTCCCGTGGACAGCCGCTTCAGTGAAACCGGCGTTGATCAAGTAATCTACGCTAACGGTTTCCACCTGATCAAAATCTGCCCAACCAAGGATGACCTCGGAGTCAGATACAGGGGTGGTATCATCTGTACCGCCAGTCAATTCAACGGTCTCGGCCAGATCTATCGGATCAGTTATCGTTACATCATGATCCACTGTAGTCAAGAATGAGAGAACATTGAGAACATCTTCGATGTAGACCGAATTGCCAAATCCATCACGTTTGGTTGGATCCAGTGATACCAGAAACCGCTCTTCAACAGATCCGTCGGTGATATCAATGTAAAATAGGTCAGCATCGTCGGTATATTCTGCGAAGCTGACGACGACACTATCCCCCCATACCCCTGGGCTTGCTGCGGTGAATGTGAGTAAGTCATCGGAGACTGGAGTATAGATTCCAGTGGATGCGGTTGCATCGACGATTACCCGTTTTACGTTCATGCCACCCACTTTCTGTACGAACGACAGTGCCGCGTACATAGAGGGGTTATCCAAGCTGGGCTCACCGTAGATACGGATGAAGTCTCGCTCGGATGATACTAATGTGACATCCAGAGGGCCTCTGCTCGCCGTCAGGACAATCCCACCCACATTCCCAGATACGGGGTTTGCGCGGAAAGACTGATCAAGTTCGCGAGTATAGACGCCCGGAGAAGTATTAAAGCTCATTATGTTCTATCTCCATAGTTTGTTTTTCGTCTTGAATATTCATTTCTGTTGATTCGGACTTCCTATTTACTCGTTTGGGTGTCTCTCCCACATGAATTCCATTTTCGACAGATACTATCTGCCCAGAAGTAGTCATCGACTGTCCGGATACTAGGTAGTATGAACGGAGGCAATCTTTCTTTTCGATGACTGCTTTCAATTGATAACTCTTCTTGTTTGTCAAAATCTTCATATAATAAATTCTCTTTTACGTTATTTAGTCAACGATCCCCAATAGTCCATTATTAACTCTATCTGAACAGTGTTTGGCAATCATTTCTAACAGCGTTTTACAGAGGCTATTTCCCTAGAGAGAATCGTGTCATTTCCCTAGAGGATATAATTGAGCAAAACATCGCTGAAACGCAGCATTCATCGGCATTAAACGTTTAGCTAAACTTCAGCTCGCCAGCGCAGCGAACCCCCCCACTTCCCTAACACAATATTTCTTTGGTCAATGTTCCAGTGGAGAGTGAGGTTAAAGTGAATTCCTATGAGTTAATCTTAAATATGAATGGCAGACGCCGAACTACAATCTGGAGATTCATTGATGTCCTCGAAGAAGCAAAAGTTTGACCAAGGTAATGTTACCGACCTTAACGTAGCAAAATCTCTCTCCCGCAAGAAGTTTCACCCCCACGACCTGATATCCCTCAAAACGAAAAGCGACCGCCAAGACGACTTCCTACAGGCTTACTACAGCCAGTGCCCGCTAATCATGCAGTACGGTTGCGCTGGTACCGGAAAAACGTTCATGGCGCTTTATGCGGCTCTCTCTGAGGTCTTTGATCCCACTACGTCAGTAGACAAGGTGATTATCGTCAGAAGTGCGGTACAAACACGGGATATGGGATTTATGCCTGGTGACGATACTGAGAAGAATTCTCATTACGAAGCAGGGTACCGGGCAATGGTTAACGAGATGATTTCCACGTATAACGGGGACCAGTACGATAATTTGAAGTCGTTGGGGTACCTTGAGTTCAAATCGACCTCATTTCTGAGATCCACCACCTACGATCGAGCCGTTATCATTATCGACGAGATGCAATCTTGCACCTACCACGAACTGTCTACCGTCATCACCCGGTGCGGTTTGCATAGTAAAGTGGTTCTGTGTGGAGATCACCGCCAGGACGATTTGGCTTCAAAGTCAAAACGAGAGATGAGCGGATTCGGTAAGCTGATGGAAGTTATCTCCCAGATGCCAACACAGATGTCCGCGACGGTGGAGTATAAACTGGATGATATTGTTCGTTCGGGATTGGTCAAAGCGTTCCTGACAGCAGAATACGGAGTCGATGAATGATCGTCCGTTAAGCGCATGAATCAGTTGACAATCTATGTACACAAAGGGTACAATAACTAGACTGTACAGAGAGGGTCAACTTACATGAGCAAATTCGACAAATTTCGAACCAGAATCAACAAACGGGGTATCCCCACAAGCCTGTCGAAGATCGATCGATGGGTATCTACCGGGAGCATGGCGCTCAACTATGTAATCACCGGATCTTTATCAAAAGGCGTACCTAACCGCCGTACAGGATGTATTGCTGGCCCCCAGGGATCAGGCAAGTCCTTATTGTTAGGCAACATCGCAAAAGCCATGCAAGACGAAGGCTACCACATTTTCTATTTTGATTCCGAAAACGCAATAGACGAAGAGTTTCTTACCCGCTTGAACGTGGATATGAGTGATGAGAAGTTCACTCCTATACGGGTGTATTCCGTTGAAGAGGCGGTTGCCGTGTTCTCGGATATTCTTCGGGAGTTCGATAAAGATGAGAAAGTGGCAGTCATCGTCGATTCTTTATCGAACTTGGAACTCGAAGCAGAGATCGAAAAGTTTGAAAAAGACGGTGAACTAGCGAATGATATGGGTCGTAAAGCTAAGTC